ACGTGCGTTGCAAGGCAGTCAAATTGCTGGTGGATTAGGTCAACAGTTTGGCTCTCTTGCTGGTACCTCTGCTGATATAGGTCGAGTATATAGCGGTCTTACAGGTCAGGACGTATCTGCATTGTCTGGTGCTGGCGCTCAACAACAAGCTTACGCTCAGACTCAACTTGATGCCGATAGAGCTAACGCATTAAACCCACTCAAGAGTGCTTTGGCTCCAATGACAATAGGGCAACAATTTATTTCTGGCAGTCCATCTGCAGGGGCTTTGGCTCAGTACCAAACATCTGTAGATCCTAGCCCGAATCCATTCTTGCAAGGTGTTGGGGCAGCAGCCTCACTCCAAGGCTTGTACGGTTAGGGGGTAGAATTATGGGTATTTTTGATACGATAGGTGGGCAAGATCTTAAAAGAATAGGTAAAGGTATTTTTGATGGTGCAAAAGACGTAGGAAGTTATGTGTTAGATAATTCTTTCTATGGTACTGGAAACGACATGGAGATTATGAAAGGTCTTGGTCAATATCTTATGTTGCCAGCACCATCTCAAATAGAAGAAATAAAAAATCAATCTTCTATTCCTTCTCAAGCTACTTTAAATTCTTTTACTCCAATTCCTGCCATTACAGGTCCTCTTGCTGGAAGTGGTAGAGAAGGTCTTGATGCAGGTTCTGAAATGGATCTTGGATTTGAAATTCAAAACGCTGTAGAAACTATTGCTCTCCGTGATAGAAAATTAGCCAATATGAAAACTGATCCTAGAGGTGGAGATAAGAGTTTAGAAGGAGGAAAAGAAGTTCTTGAAAACAATATGGAAAAAGGATTTATGGGTGGTATGGATTCTTACTTATCTGCATTAGGTTTAGAGAAACCTTCTGATAGAGAGAGTTCTGTAAAAGATATAGAAGAATATAAAAGAGATTTTGCTAAAGCTACAGGAATAGAAATTGATGGTAAGCCAGATAAGAGAGATGCTCTTATGGCTTTTGGTTTAGCTCTTATGCAAAACAAAGCTGGCAAGAAATTTAATGTTGGTAAAATGTTATCTGCTACTGGTGAAGCTGGCGAGAAAGCTATGCCATTACTTACTAAAGCTAAAGATAAAGCAGAAGCAGCACAAGTAGCAGCAGGTAAGTATGCTTTAAATCAAGTTGCAAAAGGTGAAGCAGCCGATCAAGCGTATACAAAAGAATACAGAGCTTATAAAAATGCTTTTATTGTAAGCGAGATGGCGAGAGAAGATGCAGCAGCAAAAGCAGCAGCTGAAGGTATTGTTTATAAAAATGTTGACAAGCAAGAAGTAGTTAAAGGAACTGAAGTTAGTTACGGAGTTGTTAACGGACAAAGTGTTTTAGCTAAACCAGCAGGAGATGTTAGAGGACTTGTGAGTGCTGCTAATCGTTATTCTAAAGGTCAGGACACAATAAGTTCTATGGAAAAAAATCTTGAGATATTAGCTAATGCTGATAATTTAGGTGGATCTACAGGAAAGAAAATACTTGATGGAATTAACGATCAATTAATTGGTTTAGGTCTTAGAGATGCTAAATTTGTTTATGGCGAATCAGGAATATCTGAAAAATCTGATGTTGATGCAGCTAGAAGATTATTAATTAATGAATATAAAAGATTGTTGTTACAAGAAAGTCAAGTTTCAGATTTAGATTTAAAAACTCTTGAAGAATCTTTTGGTAAACAAGGTTTATTTGGAAATCCAAATGAATCTTTAAACGCATTAGCTAATATGAGAAAATATTTTCAAACTCAGGCTGATAAAGTTGATTTAACTATAGGTCAATTTACAGACCCTTATTACTATAGAAACAAAAATGAATTTTATAAAGTTCAAGAATATTTAAAAGAAAACAGAACATACAATTTTCAAAACCAAGCTAGTGTAAATTCATCTACAGGTATTCCCACAATTAGTTTAGTGCAAGCTGTAAAACAAGCACAAAACAAACAAAAAGCAAAGATATAAATAAATGGGTTTAATAAGTTTAGATACAAAATATGGTCCTATTAATGTTGAGATAGAAGGAGATACTCCTACTATAATGGAGTCCCAACAAATAGAGAAAATATATAATAATCCTAAATCTTTCTTGCCCGAAAGTCTTACAGCTAGTCCTGCAAGTACAGTTGACCCATCATTCGACACTAAGACAGGTGTTCGAGATACTAAACTTAGATCTGCTTTATCATTTGCTGATACTGGTACAGAAGAAGAAGCTGTTCTTCAAAAGTTTGGTTTGCAAGAAGGACAATACCTTAGAGATAACAGAGGTCGATTAGCGCTTAGTCCAGAAGGCGCACAAGTGTTCGGAATAGATACAGATAAGAATATTTTAATTGATGAATCTGGTTTCTCAATGTCAGACTTCACTGACCTAGCTGGGTTGGTTCCAGAAATAGGAGGTGCTGTTGCAGGAGCTATTGCAGGTCAAGCAGCTATACCTATTCCTATTCTTGGTGCTATGATTGGTGCTGGTATTGGTGGAGGTGGTGGTAATCTACTTGAAGAAGCCGGAGAAGGAATAGCAGGTACATCAAGACAAACGGCTGGAGAGATAGCAAAACAAACAGCAACTGAAGCTGCCATAGCTGCTGCTGGTGAAGGTATATTTGGAGTAATAGGAAAAGCTTTTAAGACTCTCTCAAGAGGACCAGCAGGTAAAGGTGTAACAGACGAACAACTTAACCTCATTAGAGATTCAAGAGAATTAGGAATCGACCCTAGCGCTAATCTTATGGGCGCTCCAGCACTTATTGCAAGACAGCAAGCGTTATCTGAAAAAATATTTAAAACTTCTCCAAGATTAGCAAAGAATAACGAAACATTAAATAAAATGTTGGAAAATCTTAGATTAAAAGTGGGTAGTAATGATCCTGAAGTTTTAGGTGCAGCCTTAAAAAATGCAGGTAAAGCATCAAAGGAAAGTTTAAAAAAATCAGAAAAAGATGCAGCTATTGGTCTTCTTGATGATTACGATAAAATTGGTAAACAAATTATTGCTAATATGGATAATGTTGTATCTGATATTTCAAAAGCTTCTATAAAAGATGTAGATCTTGATAAAAATTTAATGGATGCTTTTGAAAATTCTTTTAAACAATTTTCTAATCAAGCTAAAATAGAATTTCAAGCTGTAGATGATGTTTTGGAAAGTTCTCTTGGTGATGCTAAAATATTTGATACGGTTGACATAAAACAATATGCAAAAAATAATTTAGGGAAATTAAAAGGAACTAATGACCAAGTTTTAGTTATAAAATCAGCTTTAGCAGACATTAACAAATTAGGTAATAAAGCAACTTTTGCACAACTTTATAATTTAAGAAAAAGTTTAGCAGATGATAAATATAAGTTTTTAAGTCAAAAAGGGTGGAGTTCATTTGGTAGAAGGGCTGATGCCTTAACAGAAAAAATAGACGCTATAACTAAGCCTAGTGTAATTAAATCTATGGTAGATACAGGTGCTGTTGATAAATCTATATTAGCTGCTTCAGAAGCAGCGATAAAAAGTAGACGTTTTTATAAAGATGGTATGGATAAATTTGATGCTTTAGAAGAAGCTGGAGTATTAAGAGGCATTAAAAATAAAGTATTGTCTGACCAACCTTTAGAACCAGAAGGAATTTTTAATTCTTTAATTAAAAAAGATAAACCACAAATTTTAAGAAATTTAAAAAATGTTTTTGATAAACAAGATTTAGATCAATATACTGATTTAAAAAGAAGAATGGGGCAAGAATGGGTAAGAAGAACTTTAAAAGAATCTATTGATCCTGAAAGACCTAACAAATTTAAAGCTGGTTATTTTAATAGTGAACTTAAAAAATTAGGTTCAACCGCTGATGAGTTGTTTGGAAATGATATAAGTAAAATAAGAAGTTTAGCAAATAGATTAGAAGCTGTTAATATAAAAAATGTTGATGAACTTCAATTCGATGAATTTATTAAAGCAAATGCTGACGAACAATCACAAGCTGTGTTATCTAATTTAGTTAAATCTCAAGAAGATCTTAGAGCCTTAAATGATTCTAAATCTTTGCAAAAATTAGCCAAAGGTAGAATAGCAGATAATGAAGCTGCTGAATTAATAGTTAGTCCAAACACAACTTCCGATGAATTAAAATCTTTGGTTAAATATTTTGAAGGAGATGAAGCAGCTTCTAACAATCTTAAATCATATTTTATGGAAGATATAATTGGAGATTTTGGAGATAACTTTTTATTAGAACCAAAGTCATTTTCTGCTTTTGCCAATAGAATAGAAAAAGCAAATAATTCTGGTAAATTAGAAGTTTTATATGGAAAAGATACAGCAAAACGTATGGCTAAATTTGCTCGTGTCTTAAAGTTTAATTCTAAAACTGCTGAAGGTGGAGATTTAATTGCTGCTAATATCGCTGCTAGTCCTTTGCAGAACTTAGGTAAGCTTGCAAAGTATAGCATATTAGGAAGATTGTTTTCTTCAGAAGTATTCTATAAAAACTTTGAAAAACAATTAGTTAAGAAAGGCGTTACTTTTGGTTCAGCGTTGCGAACAACTTTAGGTCAATTTATAGCTCAAGAAACTCAAGGTGGAATTCAAGAAACAAATAAACAAGCTAAAGCAATTTTTGAATCAGCCACTAAACCGAACAATTCTTCGGTTCCTATCCCTATGCCAAATGTTACTCCTCCTGCTCCGGGATCTTCTCTATCTAATATTAATCCAACTCAGGCAATCGTAAATGCAGCAAGTAATATTGGACCAGCACCAATTAGACAACGTGCTTCACAAAATCCAGCCGTTGCAACATCTTTACTTGGTGGTTTGGGGAGTGCATCGTTACTTAATCGCTAAGAGATCCTACGCCTCTTGATACAGGGCTTTTACTTCCAAACTCTACAATGTCGTTTCCATAGCGAATTTCGTATTCACTATCAACAAGCTTTGATACCTGTTGACCAATGGACCTGTGTTCTTCTTTGGAAATTCTAGCCAGCTTTTTGTAGGTTTCTATTGCAATCCCTACAGATTTAAATTTACTAACGTCTGGCATTCTGTTAATCTCCCACAAATGGCTATAAAAACAACATATAATCCCAAGTTCTTTAAGTCAAGAAGTAAGTATGGTGCAAAGAAGACTGTAGTGGACGGTATAACCTTTGATTCCAAATGGGAATCTGAACGCTATGGTCAACTCAGAGCTATGGAACGTGGTGGTCTTGTAACAGAGTTAGAACTACAGGTGCCTTATATAATAGAAGTCAACGATCAAAAGATTTGTAAGTATATAGCAGATTTTAGATATAAACTCGAACACGCTAATGGTACTATAGAAGATATAGTTGAAGATGCAAAAGGAGTTGAAACACCAGAGTTTAAGTTAAAGAAAAAACTAATGAAAGCAGTGTTTAATATAGAAATCTACTTATCTAAAAAAAAGTAGTTGACAACTGGTAAATGTTGGTACTAAATGGTAGTTTCTAAAGCTGATATCCCAATCAGCTATAAACAAAACAAAAGGAGGGCATAATGCCTGATACAAATCTATTCACCCAGCGTGACTCTGTTAGAGATCGCATGGCACAGGATAAGATCCTGTTAAAAGAAATCAACGAACAAATTGAAGGTCGATACCTTGAGATTGCAAAGTCTCAACTCCATACGGATGGTAAGGACTTTGGCACGACAACGATTGTTGAGAATGACAAGAGCGTAAAAGTTCAAGTCAAAAAACGTGTGGAATGGGATCAAGAAGCACTAGAACGAATCAGTCAATCTATGAGGGCTGATCTTGTAGACCATTATATTAAGAAGACGTTAACGATTGAGGAGAGAAAATACACGGCTGCTCCCCCTGATTTGCAACGTCTTTTCCAAGAAGCTCGTACTACTAATTCTAGTGGTGCAATTATTGAAGTCGTGGAGGAGTAAAAATGGCATTAGCAATTATTGATGCAGAAGCAAGAATGAAAGAAAAACGTGGTCACAAGATTGTGGTCATAGGTTCAAGTGGGGTGGGTAAAACCACCCTCGCTCGAACACTGGACAGTGATACGACACTTTTTATGGATTTAGAAGCTGGGGATGCAGCCATTGAGGGTTGGCCCCTTGATGTTATTCGCCCCAGAACATGGGCAGAATGTAGAGACTTTGCCTGTTACTTAGGGGGTGCAAACCCATCACTATCTGACGATCAACCTTATTCTAAGGCTCACTATGATTATGTGTGTCAAACTATGGGTGATCCCGGAGATAGTTTATCAAAATATGAAACATTATTTATTGACAGTATTACAGTTGCAGGACGGTTGTGTTTTCAGCATTGTATGCAACAGCCTGAGAACAAGTCTGACCGATCAGGTAAGCTTGATACGAGGGCTGCTTATGGAATGCACGGTCGAGAAATGATGGGATGGTTAACACATTTTCAGCATATTCGAAAAAAGAATGTTGTTTTTGTTGGCATCTTAGATGAACGTACTGATGATTACAGTCGAAAAGTTTATGAGTTGCAGATTGAAGGATCGAAAACGGCTCGTGAATTACCGGGAATTGTTGATAATCTTATCACGATGGCAATTCTTACAGGAGATGAGGCGACAGGTCCTTACAGGGCTTTTGTGTGTCAAACTCTCAATCAGTGGGGATACCCAGCAAAAGATAGGTCGGGTAGACTTGAAGTATTAGAAGAGCCACATCTTGGTAAACTTCTAGCAAAGATGGGCGGTGGGGTTACACAAGCTGAAAGACCACTTAACTTTGTTGATCCAAAAACTCAAAATCAAAGCGAAGGAGAAAATGAAAATGCTTGATTTAAATAATGTACCAGAAGACAACAAGAGTGGGGATTTTGAATTAATTCCTGTAGGCACTGTAGTTCGTGCGATTGTAAAACTTAAAGGTGGAACAACAGAACTGCCTGAGTTTGGGCAAGGTCAGTGGTTTAAAACTTCTGCATCATCAAAAGCAAAGTGGGCTGAAATTGAGTTCACGATTGTTGGTGGTCCATATGATCGAAGAAAAGTGTGGGATAACATTTTTGTTGATGGAGATAAGTTAGGTGAAAGCGGAATGCCAATGGCAAAAGAAATTGGTTTGCGTACCTTAAAGGGTATTATTGATAGTGCCTTTTCTCTTGATCCATCCGATCAATCTGAAAATGCCCAGAATTCACGAAAACTTTCTGGCATTGGTCAACTCAATGAGAAAGAGATTTGCATGAAGGTTGGTGTTAAGAAAGGCACCAATGGTTATGCAGATCAAAACAAAATGATGGTAGCGTTAACTCCAAATAACAAAGATTTTATTTCGAGTTCTGGTGGTAGCTCTACAGTTGCAGCTACGGCTCCAGCACAAGCTCAAACTGTTACAGGTACGTTAGCTCCTCAAGGCAATGTACCGAGTTGGGCGCAGTCATAATCCAACGGCAAGGTCACCTTTGTACCTAGTTGGGAACACGACGAGGGAGCGTGTGCCGTTTAACTCCCTCACCAATTATAAGAGGTTATAATGTTGCTTAGACCATATCAAGAAGTCGCAATAAAAGATGCAAGTAAAGCATTAGACAAATATAAAAACACAATCGTAGTTGCTCCGACAGGGGCAGGGAAAACAATTATGTTATCGGCACTGGTCGGTAACAGACATAAAAAGAATAAAAGTGTGTTGATCCTACAGCACAGAGATGAACTGGTTGCACAAAACAATGTAAAGTTTGGTAAGGTTAACCCGAACATTTCTACGTCAATCGTAGATGGAACACAAAAGAACTGGGATGGTGACGTTGTGTTTTCTATGGTGCAGACGCTATCACGAGAAAACAATTTATTAACAATGCGTCCATTTGATATGCTTGTCATTGATGAAAGTCATCATGCAGCAGCCGAAAGTTATAAGAAAGTTATTCGTAAAGTTCGTGAAGATAATCCTACTTCAGAAATCGTTGGTTTTACAGCGACTCCAAACCGTGGCGATAAAAAAGGTTTGCGAGATGTATTTGATAATTGTTCACATCAAATTGAAGTAGCCACACTTATTCGTGAGGGCTTTCTTGTACCACCCAAAGCATTTGTAATTGATGTTGGTGTTCAAGAAGAACTAGATGATGTTAGAAAAACAGTTGATGATTTCGATATGTCCGAAGTTGAGGGCATTATGAACACCACAGTTATTAATGAACGTGTTGTTCAAGAATGGAAGGAAAAAGCTATTGATCGTAAGACAATCGTGTTCTGTTCGACAATTCGTCATGCACAGGATTTGGTCGAAGAATTTAAAAACTCTGGTGTTGTAGCAGACATTGTAACAGGTGAAACACCGAAAGAAGAACGCAAGCAAATCTTAGAAGATTTAGAGTATGGAGACATTCAAGTTGTTGTGAACGTGGCAGTATTAACAGAGGGCTTTGATGCCCCTCCTGTGGCGTGTATCGTCCTTACAAGACCATGCAGCTATAAGTCTACAATGGTGCAGATGATTGGCCGTGGTTTACGCACGATTGATCCAGAGCTTTATCCCGGTCTTATTAAAAAAGACTGTATTGTCTTAGATTTTGGAACATCTATTCTTACTCATGGATCTATTGATGATCGTGTGGACCTTGATGGGTCAGATAAGCTAAGTGAAGGTCAGGGACCAGAGAAGTCATGTCCCGAATGTCACGCTGATGTCCCACTTAACTCCAGAGAATGTCCTATGTGTGGATTTGTATTTGGATCTAATCAAGACGTATCAGAAATTAGTAAATTTGTAATGAGTGAATTTGAGTTACTTGAACACTCACCGTTTCGTTGGATTGATATGACAGGCAACGGTAGAATGATGATGGCATCTGGGTTTAATGGATTTGGCATTATAGCGACAGTTGGCGAAAACTCAATCGGAATTGTTAAGAAAAAGAACGGTCAGGTTAGAACTGTTGCAATTGGAACAAAGGAGCAGGCTATTGCTGCTTCTGATGATTTTCTAAGAGAGATCGAAAGCACAGACGCTGCCAACAAAACTAAGCGGTGGCTTAACGAACCTTTATCTCAAAAGCAAAGAGATCATTTAAGATCACAAGGTATGGAGATCAGTGGGTTTGATTTTAGCTTTAACAGATACAAAGGAGCTTGTTGGTTAAATTATCTTTGGAACAAAAAAGTAATTGATAACGTAGTAACAACGAATGGATATGAGTATGCAGCGTAGTGAAATACTAGATAAGGCGAAAGAACTGGTCAATGGTGACAGAGCAAAGGAATACGGTGATGCCTATGTTAATCACAAGCGTATTGCGGATTTGTGGTCAGTAATTTTGGAGAAAGAAATAAGTGTCCCACAAGTATATCAATGTATGATAGCTTTAAAGTTATCTCGTTTAATTCATGGAGAGTCATTAGACCAGTGGGTCGATATTTGTGGATACGCAAGTCTAGGAGGTGAGAATGAAAACAGTTGAAATTGATATGGAGATGACCTTTGCAAAGGGAATACGTCTTAAAGAACACAAGTATCAGTCTGTAATGAAACTAAAAAAAGTTACTGATAAAATTATTAGAGGTATTGTTTCTAAAATATTAGATGAAGAAATAGAATTGGTTGGTGGTCTTTATTTATGTTCAAAGGTTTTTGTTAAGGTAGATAGCGAACTATACTTAAAACTGGCTATTATTAATGACGAGTTTGAAGAAGACGCAAATGAAACATATCATTGAGAATGATATTGTTAAGGAAATACTAAAAGTTTTTAAAGGGTCGAAAATAATCAAAGTGGGAGATTTTACATTGGAAAAAAAAGAAGAGCCTATCATGGCGTTTGCAAATGCTTGCAAACATATTGGTTGGGATACAAAATTACAGGATCTAACGACAGATCAAGTTCAGGGTTTAATATTTATTGTGCAGGAGTCGGGAGATATAAAAGATGGAAAAGACATTGATAGATTGGAACAATCTCACATTAAGTGGTCAGGCGGTAAGTACCCTCCATCGTCAGGAATTCCGTTCTGATGAAATAAAACAAATCTCTGATGTTATTGATAAGTCAATTGTTGATAATAATAAAAAAAGACCAAGACGAACATATTTAGGTGGTTCAAGTTTGGGAGAGGAATGCTCACGAAAAATACAATATCGGTATATGGGTACAGAGCCAGATAAAGAAAAAGAGTTTAATGCTAAGACGTTGCGTATCTTTCAATTTGGTCACGAAATAGAAGATATGAAAGCTGAATGGATTAAGCAATCAGGGTTTGATTTACGCACAGTAGACAAGCAAGGCGAACAATTTGGGTTCTCTATAGCTGACGATCAGATAAAAGGGCATATAGATGGCGTTATCTGTGGTGGCCCAGTGGAAATGAGTTACCCTATGCTTTGGGAATGCAAATCTGCAAACGATAAGAAGTTTAAGGAATTTGTTCGAGTTGGCGTAACGAAAGCAAACCCAACATATGCTGCACAAATAGCTGTGTATCAAGCTTATATGGATCTTCACGAAAACCCAGCTTTGTTTACTGTGATGAATAAAAACACTTCTGAAATTTATTATGAACTGGTGCCATTCGATAAAGCATTGGCGCAGAGGATTAGCGACAAAGGTGTTCAAATCTTGACTGCAACGAAAGCTTCTGAGATGCTACCAAGAATAGCCCATAACAGGGATTACTTTAGTTGCAAGTGGTGTGAATTCAACAACACTTGTTGGGAGCAATAAAAAAGGGAGAAAGCGCTAACTTTCTCCCAGAGTTTAAAAGGTTACAAGGAACAATATAATGCGTGTACTATCATTTGACAACACTAAATCTAGTATATCTGCAATAGATTTAGTAGAAGAAATTAGCAGAAAAGTACCATCGTCCGTACAAATTGATATTCTTAAAGATACATATCCAAACGGTAAAATAAGAGGGAATCAGTTTGTTCTTGGTTCTCTTGGTGGCGAAGAAGGAAACTCATTAAAGATTGACATCACTCCGGGGCCGTTCTTTCTAAAAGGCACAGATTTCAACGGTGGAGAAGGTGTCGGAGGTATTGTTAAGATAATGATGGAGGGGAAAGGAATGACTTTACCTGAAATCAAAGAACACTTTGCCGGATACATAGATGAAAGTCGAAGAAATGTTCGAGATATTGACCATGAATATACGCCAACGAATCCATTTAATACATCTCAACCTGTAAAAAAGAAATACGATATTAATACTCCACATGATGGTGAGCATGAATATGTGTCTGTTGATGGTGAAATCATTGCAATGGTTCGACGATACAATGTTCGTGACGAGAATGGTGACGTTATTATTGATGCCAGTGGCAAGGCTAAGAAAGAATTTAGGCAGTTTGTAACTGGAACACCATATCCAAAAATGCCAGAAACACGCCCATTATATAACATCCCGAACATTTCTTCTTCAGACAGGGTTATCTGGGTTGAAGGTGAGAAATGCGCTGATGCTCTTAATCAATTAGGGTTCACAACAACGTGTCATATGGGCGGTGCTGGTATGTTATCTAAGAACTCTGCCCCAAGCTATGATTTCTCTCCTTTGCATGGCAAAGAAGTTATTCTATGGCCTGACAACGATAAGGCAGGTAAAAAAGTTGCAGAGTTAGTGCAACAGTTGGCTCTCCAAGCTGGAGCTAAATCAGTAACAACGCTTACACCACCACAAGGTAAACCAGAGAAGTGGGATGCTGCGGATGCGGTAACAGAAAACTTTAATGTTAATAGTTTTCTAAATGATGTTCGACATAAGGCTCAACGATCAATTAATCTTCTTGATGATAGTTTACTTGTATCAAGATTTAGTGAAAAGGCACCAGAACAGAAGTTTCTAATTAATAACATCATGCCACTTGGTATCCCAGCTTTGTTCTCTGCTGCAGGAGATTCGGGTAAAGGTATGATGACAATGGATTTGGCTATGAAGATATCTTCTGGTCATGCGTTTCAATCTGCATTTGGTGGTCAGGTTGGTGAGTTCGGCAATACGATTGTCTTTACAGCGGAAGATGATGAATCTGAAGTGCATAGACGTATCGCAAGACTAGATCCAGATGGAAAGAGATTTAACTTTGAACACCAGATGAGAATTATACCATTGCCAAACTATGGCGGTGTATTTCCAATCATGCAGCAAGGTATGGATAAATCTTATAACTCAGGTGAGCAGTTTGATAAATATTACGATCAAATACTCCAGATAAAAAACTTAAAGCTTATTGTTTTTGATCCACTGGCATCGTTTGTTCATGCGGATGTGAACTCTGACCCAGCAGCAGGGGCTGCTCTCATGGGTATGATGGCTAAGATAGCGACAGAAACAGGGGCTACAGTGCTTCTATGTCACCATATGGCGAAGGTTAAGGACAATGATCCACCAAAGACACCAGAAGAGGCTCGTAATCTTATTCGAGGTACGTCTGCACTCGTAGATGGGGTTCGATTTGCCTACGCTATATGGAATGTAACAGCGAAGACAGGTCAAGACAGGGCTAAAACTTTAGGTATTGATTACACTCGCAATGGGTTCTTTGATGGTGCCGTTGTAAAATCAAATGGACCAGCAAGCCGTGAAATCCGAAGATTTGTTCGAGATAGCAATACTGGTCTGCTGGTCGATCATTCCGAACAATTTGTTTCTTCAGATTTAACAGGTGTCGAATTAAATAAAGAACTTTTGTATCGTTGGATTTCAAGATGTGAACAAGAAGGCAGAGCGCTTACTCAAGACTCAGCACAAGATAAACTAGAGGATAGAAAGCATGATTTTGATGCTCCAGAAGAATTAAGAGCTTTAGGAAAGGACGCTCTTAAACGCTATTGTCAAAAATTAAAAACTGAAGGCAGAATAGGGTCATACGCTAGAACTGGTATGGGTTCATCAAAATGGTTAGGTGTTCCCGGAGGACCGATAGAAACAGACACATATGTACCAGCAATAAATAGGAACTAATAATAAAAGGAGGCTACACATGGATACGAGCATAGATAAATTAAAAGAAAGAGTAGAAACTCTCAATAGACTTATTAAAATAGAAATAGAACATAACGAAAGGGACGATAAGCTTATTTCGCAATGGCGAAGTGAACAAATACAAATACTCAAAATGATTATAAGACAACTTGAGGGTGGGGAGGCCCTACTGCAATGATGGAAACAGCATTAATGTGTATGGCTTTAAATATCTTCTTTGAAGCACGGTCAGAGCCAGTTCAGGGCCAGATAGCTGTAGCAGAGGTCACACTTAATCGTGTGGCTTCAGAAGACTACCCCAATACAATCTGTGAGGTTGTGCTGCAAGAGAACAGTCAGGGGTGCCAATTTAGCTGGTGGTGTGATTCAAAAAGTGATTACCCAAAGGAACATAACTCTTTTCAAACATCTAAATCATTAGCGAAGTTAATGATTGATGACGGTCAGTACATCTCAGTGGTCGGTAAAAACGCAACGCATTACCATACGGATGACATAAAGCCGTATTGGGCAGATAAAATGGTTAAGGTCGAACAAGTTGGAAAGCATATATTTTACGCTGAAAACTCTAATGATATCAGACCTTTACCAAGACCTAGTATAATAGGCACTTATTACTCGTTGACAAACTAAGTAATGGTTGCTATTTTAGGTTATATAA